CCAGCCCAGAAGAAAGAGCAATCTGCCTTCAAGGCTGAGAACGCAACAGCGATGAAGCAAGCGAAAGCCCAGAGCAACCTGAAGTATCAAGATGGCGGGAAAGTAACTGACCTATCCAAAGGCGCTTACGACAAATCAATCGGCCCAAGCGAGAGTGATATGGACATGGCTAAAACCATCCGTAGCATTCCTAGCAAGCTGTATGAGGGTGCTAAGAGCCTGTTTACTAGCAAGGACAAGCCTTCTGGCTCTGTCACCAAGACTGAAAAGTCCGTGACAGTAACCCCTGCAAAGAAACGTGGTGGATCAGTAAAGTGCTGAACCTAAGTGGGGGCTTCGGCTCCCACTTTTAATTGGAGATTTAAATGTCAACATTGACGAATGTATTTTCGGAACACAGAGATACAACGGGCGTAATTTACGCTGGTGCAACGAATCTTGCTGGGTATCAGTTATTGACTGGCGGTACTGCTGGTGAAATTGTGTTTCGCGACGGCGGTGCATCTGGCACTGTTCGCTTGAGAGTGAACATCTCTGCTACGCCAACTAATCCCTTTTCGACGCTGTTGCCCGGCAACGGGATCCGCTTCACAACAAACATCCATGTCACCTTGCCTGCTAGTGCGGCTGTGACTATTTTCTGCGGCTAATCATGCCAAGCAAATCCGCCGCCCAACACAAGCTGATGCAAATTGCCGCTCACACAAAGGGTGGCTTTGGTGGTGTCCCTCAGAAGGTCGGCAAAGAGTTTGCCAAGGCTGACAAGGGTAAAGAATTTAAAGAAGGTGGTCTGTATGCCAACATTCATGCAAAACGTGAAAGAATCGCTGAAGGCTCTGGGGAGAAAATGCGCAGAGTTGGTAGCGAAGGTGCGCCAACGGCTAAAGCCTTCAAGCAATCCGCCAGAACAGCCAAAATGAAGGACGGAGGGGTCAGCCTCTCCATTGGTCGCGGTGAGAAGCTACCTGCCGACAAGGGCGCTGGTTTGACAGCCAAAGGTCGTGCCAAGTACAACCGTGAAACAGGATCAAATTTAAAGGCTCCACAACCCCAAGGAGGCTCCCGCAGAGACTCGTTTTGCGCGAGAATGGAGCCTATAGCAGAAAAGAGCGAAAAGGGTAGTCGAGCTCGTGCATCAATGCAACGGTGGAACTGCCCAAGCTGGTAAGGAACAACAATGGCGTACTCGGATACATACGGTCAAACAGTCAATGTCCAAACCCTGATTGATCATGGTGCGAGACGTGCTGGCAAACTCGCAGAAGAGCTGACCTCTGAGCAACTTGTATCCGCTCGTCAGTCACTGAGCTTTTTGCTTCAAAACCTGATCAACATTGGAATACAGTATTTCGCCATCGATAAGATCGTTTTAGGCGTTTCTGCTAACAATTACATATACAACCTACCCGCTGGTGCAAACGACGCTCTAAACGTGCTCTATCGCAAGATGAGCCGCCCTGATTGCAGTTACTCAAGCTCCGCAGGTGGTACGGTTGCCAATGTTGGTGACAACGACGTAGACACGTTTTGCCAACAGACAAGCGCAAACGGCAACATTTCAGCCAATTTTGGGACAAACAATCCTATCTATGCTGGCTCCATCGGTATCTTGCCCTACGTGGCAGGTGGTGGAAGCGCTACGTGGACGCTAACCCTCGAATATTCGACAGACAACAGCACTTGGACGACGCTTGAGAGCCTCGGAACGGTGTCTGTGACGGATAACAAGTGGATTTGGACGGACATAAACCCGGGGCAGGACGTCCAGTACTACCGCGTTCGCGCCTCTGGTGGTACGACCTTGGCTTTGCGTGAGTTCTACGTTGGAAATAATTCCACTGAGATCACCATGTCTCGCCTAAACCGCGACGACTACACCAACCTGCCAAACAAGAACTTCACAGCGAACCAGCCCTTCCAATTCTGGTTTGATCGCACAATTCCTTTGCCCTCGCTGTACTTGTGGCCCGTCCCTAGTGACCCATTCGTGCAGATCACGGTGTGGTACAGCAAGCAGATCATGGACGTGGGTGCTCTGACTGACGAGCTGTACATTCCAACGCGGTGGTACGAAGCCACCTTGATGATGCTGGCGCACAGGATGAGCCTAGAGTTGCCCGGCGTCGACATGGCGCGCATCCAATACCTTGAAGGCCAAGCCGAGAAGTACCTGAACATGGTTGAGCAGGAAGAGCGTGACAAGTCACCGATCTACTTTGCCCCTAACATCTCGGTGTACACAAGATAATGCCAGTCTTTCTTGACACCCGTGGGAATGCTACTTTATCGATAGCGATCTGTGATCGTTGCAAGATGAAGCGCGACCATGACCAGATGAGACCTGACCCGAACTTCCCCGGTCTCCAAGTCTGTGGGCAAGGCTGTGCCGATGAGAAAGATCCCTATAGACTTCCAGCCCGTAAAACTGAGAGAATAACGATCAGATTCCCACGTCCTGACGTGAGCGTTGCCGCCAATGACAACTTCATTGTTACTACGCAAAACGGTATCACTGGTGGTAGCTTCATCATCTCGACAGAGGGTAACACTCAGGATCCTGAGAACAACGGTAACCTAGACCAACTGAGCCCATAATATGTCCGCACAAGTAACGATTACCCAACTACCAACGGCTGGCGCGATTACGGGCACGGAGCTCGTACCTATTGTCCAAAATGGACAGACCGTACAGACCACGACAAGCGCCATTTCATCTTCGCCAAACCAAACTCAGACGTTCCTTACAAAGAACCAAGAGCCTACACTGGCTAACAGCCGATACCTGTCTACCAACTCAGGCATCACGTTAACTGATGGTGGTGCACAGTCTTTCTATCAAATCTCTCTGTCTGGAGCGGTTTCCCAATTAAATGCGCTTGGTGGTGGCATTGTTGTTAAGGACAGCTCTAGCACCTTGATTAACCGCTCCATAGCCACGTCAGGAGCTGGTTTAAGCGTTTCTAATGCCGATGGTACTGGTGGTAACCCAACGCTTGCCTTGAGTGGCGTAGCGGCTTCTGTAGCGGCTTTGTCTGGCAATGGTATGTTAGCCATGACTGGTGGTGGGACGACAGTGTCTCCACGGATTATGACTGGCGTTGCAAATCAGATCACCATCACAAATGGAGATGGAGCGTCTGGTGCGCCTATCTTTGGGATTGCGGACAACGCCCAGTTCCCCGGGACGGGCGCCGTCACCGTTCCCAACGGCACTACAGCTCAAAAACCTGCTGGTGCTAGTGGTCAGATCCGCTACAACACTGACTCCCAAGTCTTCGAGGGTTATGCAAATGGAGCTTGGAATAGCTTCACTTTGGCTGGTGGTGTTTCTAGCTTCAGCGCTGGTTCTACTGGTTTAGCGCCAGCAACAGCGACAACAGGCGTCGTTGTTTTGTCAGGCACACTAAATGTGTCAAGCGGTGGTACTGGTGCAAACACCCTGACTGGTTACGTCAAGGGTACTGGTACAACCCCAATGACCGCCAGCGCTACGATTCCTAGCACAGACATTACTGGCTTGGGAACAATGTCTACGCAGAATGCCTCTGCTGTTGCAATCACAGGCGGTACAGCCTCTGGTTTGACAATCACTGGTAGCACAATCAACAGCTCTGTAATTGGTGCGAGTAGTGCCGCGGCTGGAACGTTTACCAATGTGGCAATGACCACTGGAACGATCACCACCGCACCTACGACTGGCAATGACATTGTCAACAAAGACTATGCTGATGCTATTGCGTCTGGTATTAACTTCCACCAGTCTTGCCGTTTGGCAACAACTACAGCTCTAGCGGCTAATACGTACAACAACGGAGCTTCTGGTGTTGGTGCAACTTTAACTGCAAATGCAAACGGCGCTTTGAGCGTCGACAGCGTAGCTGTTGTTGTTGGCAATCGTATCTTGGTTAAGAACGAAGTTACGCAGGCAAACAATGGCGTGTACACGGTTACGCAGACTGGATCTGCTGGCGCTCCGTACATCCTTACTCGTGCTTCAGACTTTGATACCGCAGGCACAGGCGTAGACAAGATTGATGCTGGTGACTTCTTCCTGATCACAGCAGGTGCAACACAAGCCAATACGTCTTGGGTACAACAGACTCCACTACCTATTACTGTAGGTACAACAGCGATTGTCTTTGCACAGTTTGGCGCTCCTTTGGTCTATTCAGCAGGCACTGGTTTAACCGAGTCTCCTGCCTATACATTCAACATAGCCAACACTGCTGTGACAGCCGCAACCTACGGTTCTGCCTCGCAAGTACCAGTGTTTGCTGTTAATGCTCAAGGTCAGTTGACTTTGGTCACCAACACATCGATTGCTATCGCGGCTGGTGCTGTATCAGGCTTGGCGGCTTCAGCTACCACTGACACTACCAACGCATCCAATATCAGCTCAGGAACGCTAGGAACAGCTCGTTTGAGCGGCTCTTACACTGGTATCACTGGTGTGGGTACGCTGAGTGCTGGAACATGGAATGGTTCAACAATCGGAGTTGCCTACGGCGGTACAGGTTTAACAGCTACGCCTACCAATGGTCAGTTGGCTATTGGTAACGGAACAGGCTACACCCTAGCTAACCTGACAGCAGGAACAAACGTCAGCATCTCAAATAGTGCTGGTGGTATCACGATCTCTGCGACCCCTTCTTTTGGTGGTACGGTGACAAGTGTGGACATGAGTGTCCCGTCGTTCTTGTCAGTGTCTGGTAACCCCATCACAACTAGCGGTACTTTGGCTGTCACTTATTCTGGTACAGCCCTTCCAGTTGCCAATGGTGGCACGGGCGCTACAACGCTGGCAGGTTATTTGTTCGGTAACGGAACTTCAGCAGTAACAGCTTCGACCACGATCCCTAACACAGCGATCACTGGTCTAGGAACCATGTCCACGCAAAACGCTGGTACTGTAGCTATCACTGGTGGGACGATTAACGGTACATCGATTGGTGCAACAACTACATCAACTGGCGCATTTACAACATTGAATGCCACGACTGGCATCTTCGGCGGAACCTTTTAAGGAATAAACATGGCGGCTTCAGGCTTTACCCCAATATCGCTGTACTACAGCACAACAGCGGCGGCTGTCCCTACTTCTGGCAACCTTGCCAATGGAGAACTCGGCTTAAACATTGCTGACATGAAGCTGTACGCAAAGAACAGCGCAGGTACTGTTACTTTGTTGGCATCTTCAGGCGGTGCGGCTGGTACTGTCTCTAGCGTTGCAGTATCAGGCGGCACAACAGGCTTGACCACATCTGGTGGCCCAATCACCACGTCTGGAACTATCACACTTGCTGGTACATTGGCAACCACTAACGGCGGTACTAACCTAACATCATTCACATCAGGCGGTGTGGTTTACGCCTCAAGTACAAGTGCATTGGCTACTGGCTCTGCGCTTACTTTTGATGGGACTTACTTTGGTGTTGGTTTAGCAAACCCAAGCGGATTTTCATCAACAATTGTTTCTCAACGAACAACTGATGGTTTGACATTTACTGGTGCTCGTTTTGATGGGACAAACAATCCTCGTTTTGAAATTGGTCACGATAACAATGGCACATATTTAAATACGACTTCAAGTGCAGGTGGCTCATCCACTCAGATGAGGTTTAATATTGCCAGCACAGAACAAATGCGCCTAACCTCGACAGGTCTGGGTATTGGGACAAGTTCGCCAGCACAAAAGCTAAGTGTTGTCAGTTCGGCTGGAACGCCAGCTAGTTTTACAAGTACAGGGACTAGTGTCTTTCTTGCATTAGCAAATTCAGGCGCAACCACATTTATAGGCAATGATTCAACAAGTGGCTCATTTGTTATTCAAACCCCTGCAAGCAGTTACAGCACAAAATTCTCAGTTAGTAATGCTGGCGTAGTTTCTGACTCAAACGGAGCCCTCCGAGCCGTCCCACAGTCAGGCTCTTCCAAGACAAGCTCCTACACACTGGCTACCACCGATGTTGGTGAGTACATCTTGCTTGGCGCAAGCGGTGCGATTGTGATTCCTGATGCTACGTTTGCGGCTGGTGACGTTATCACCATCTTTAACAACACCGCTAGTACAGCAACAATCACTTGCTCAATCACAACGGCGTACATTGCAGGCACATTCACTGACAAAGCCACGATGACCTTGGCGGCGGCAGGTGTAGCAACTGTACTGTTCATCACCAGCACCCTGTGTGTTGTTTCAGGAAATGTGACCTAATATGAGTTCAACACAGCAACTATTGTTAGGCGAAGGCGCAGGCGGTGGCCCAGCCAACTACATTGAAGATGTGTTTAGTAGTTGGATTTACACGGGTACAGATGCTACGCTGGCTATCCCCAATGGCATTGACTTGTCTACCAAAGGTGGGTTGGTTTGGATAAAAAACAGATCTACCAATTCATCTTTTGGAGGCAATCATCAGTTAGTTGATACTGTTAGGGGGCGTACAGCCACTAGTGGCAGTAGTATGCTTTCAACTAATAACGCTGACTCGTCCTCTGGTACTAATGGGTATGATGCTTCTACACAAGGCTTTAGTAGCTTTGACACTACTGGGTTTACAGTTAAATCATCGGGTGGTGAGGTGTATTCAGGCGCGTGTAACACATCTGGTGTTAGGTACACCTCATGGACATTCCGAGAGCAACCAAAGTTTTTTGATATTGTGACTTATACGGGGAATGGGGCGGCTGGGAGACAAATTTCTCATAACCTTGGGTCAACGCCGGGTTGTATTATTGTTAAAACAGCAACTGGCGGCAATGGATGGAATGTATGGCATAAAGATTTAGGCGACAGCAACGAATTGTTACTAAATTCTACGGCTGCGTCTACAAGTTTTGGGTATTTTGGAGGCGCTCCAACCTCAACAACCTTTACGGTAGATGGCGCTGTAGGAAATGGAACAAACACTAACGGTCAATTATTTGTAGCTTATATATTTGCTAATAACGCAGGAGGCTTTGGTGCGGCTGGTACAGACAATGTGATTACGTGTGGGTCGTTTAATACCGATTCAATTGGAATTGCAACTGTTACTTTGGGATACGAACCACAATGGTTGATGTTTAAAAAGACTAACGGCCCAAGTAACTGGACAATCAAAGATACTATGCGGGGGAGTCTGACGGCATCTATTTCAGGGCAGTCTGCGGTTAATCTTTCTGCTAATACCAATGGTGATGAAAGCACTAACGGAGATGTAAACGGCGTGAATGCAACTGCTACGGGGTTTTACTCAAACGGTAATGAAGTTAGCGGTTCGTCAACCTACGTCTACATAGCCATCCGCCGTGGCCCGATGAAAGTGCCAACTGCGGGTACAAGTGTGTACAGCCCTATTGTTTCATCCGCTTCTGATAACACCAAACTAACTACTGGATTTCCTGTTGATTTGCAATGGGCTGGTGTTCGTGCTGGTGATAGCGATAACATGACGGTTATTGACAGGCTAAGATCAACAAGCACAAATACAACACAATCAAACGGACGTTTTTTAGAAACATCACAAACAGTAGCAGAAAACAGTGGGTCAGGTTCTAGTAGAGCAAACTATTGGGATAACACAGGGTTTCGTATGCCGGGAGCATACTCGGGCGGCTCTATGGTGTTTTGGAACTTTGGACGTGCCCCTAGCTTCTTTGATGAGGTTTGCTATACAGGGACGGGAGCAAATCAAACATTACCGCATAACTTAGGAGTAGTACCTGAGTTAATGATTACAAAAAACAGAAGTAATTCATCAAATTGGCGTGTTTACGATGCTTTTAATGGCCCAACAAAACGTGGAAGTTTAAATGACTCACAACCATGGGACGTGCAAAGCACCATGTGGAACGATACTGCGCCCACATCAACTGTGTTTACTGTAGGAACTTCTAATAGCGCCTCCTCCCAAACCTACGTCATTTATTTGTTTGCAACTTGTGCGGGTGTTTCCAAAGTAGGCTCATACACAGGAACGGGCGCGTTACAAACTGTTAACTGCGGTTTTACATCGGGGGCAAGGTTTGTCCTCATCAAGCGAACCGACAGCACAGGCGGTTGGTATGTGTGGGATTCTGCCCGTGGCATTTCATCAGGCAATGACCCATATTTATTGGTAAACAGCACAGCCGGTGAAGTTACGGGTACAAACTACGTTGACACAACAAGCGTGGGCTTCCAAGTAACCGCCGCCGCACCAGCAGAAATTAACGCAAGCGGTGGCACATTTATCTTCTTGGCAATCGCATAAGGAAAAATCATGCAAATACGAATCAGATCAACAGGTCAAGTGCTTCTTCAGCACGAGTGGGAAAAGTGGGTTGCTCAGACTTACGCCAAGTCATTGAGTGGCATATCTGAAGAGGCTGTCAATCGCTTTGAGTCAGACATTGTGTTTGAAGGCCCACAAGCCACAGGCGGCACTGTCTACCAATACTCACAGCAAGACGGCGTTGAACAAGTTGACGGCAAGTGGTACACCAAGTACATCCTTGGCCCAGTGTTCACAGACACGCCAGCCACAGACTTCCAGCCTGCCAAAACAGCCGCTGAGAACGAAGCTGACTACCGTGCGATGAAAGACGCAGAACAAGCCGCAAATGTACGCAGACAGCGTACTGAAATGCTTAAAGATTGCGACTGGGTGGTGACTAAAGCTATAGACCAAAATGCTCAGGACAGCCTTGGCATTCAGATTCCTGTGGTCTGGGTTACATACCGTCAAGCCTTGCGCGACATCACTGCGCAGTCTGGTTTCCCTTGGACAATCACTTGGCCTACACAGCCTTAAAGGAAAATATGTTTATAACTTGGAACATCTCACAGCTTGATCGTAAAACAGCCGATGGTTTCGTGACCACTGCTCACTGG